CCTTCTCGGATGACAGTAAAAAGAACCTCCGACGGCAGCCTCTCGTACCTTTACCTAACGGAACACAACCAACTCAAGCCATACGGGCAAGACGAGATCCTCCATTTCCGATGGCTCTCGGATAATTCATATACCGGCATGATGCCGGCCGAGCTTTGCGCTACGAGCGTGCAGCTCGCCCGCAAGTTGGACACGGCGGCGAGCGCGTACTGGGACAATTCCGGCCGGCCCGACGTCGTACTCGAAACGGCCGAGTCGATCCCGCAGGAAGCGGTCGAACAGCTTCGCCGTCAATGGCGGGACACGTTCGCCGGGGCAAAGAACAAAGGGAAAACAGCCGTTCTCCCTCGCAAGGTTACAGCCAAAACGCTCGTCGGCAACTCAGCCGAAAGCGCTCAGATGATGGACTTACGAGCGTCGATCGTGTCGGAGTGTGCTCGAGCGTTTGGGGTTCCGTCGACGCTGGTGGGCGATGTGGCGATGGCAAAGTATTCAAACGTGGAACAGGAATATTTGAGCGCACAGGTGTTTTGTCTTTTGCCCTGGCAGCGCCGGTTCGAGGGGGCGATCGACCGCAGCATCCTGTCGACCTACGGCGACAACGTCTACGCGAAGCTGGATAGCCGAGGGCTCCTCCGAGGCGACAGCGTGGCGAGGGCTCAGTACTACCAGACGCTTTTCAATCTCTCCGCGATCAGCCCAAACGAGATCAGATCCCTAGAAGACCTAGACATCCTCGAAGACCCGGCAGCCGACCTTACGTATATGCAACTTGGCTTTGCGCCGCTCCGCGTTGCAGCAGGCCCGGACGTAACAGCAGAGCCGGACGCAACAGGCGACCAGCCGGCCACGGTTCCGGTCTCGACCGATGTCGCTCTCGCAGCTACTGCCCTTAACGGGGCGCAGGTTACTGGCCTCCTCGACATACTCGCAAAGGTAGGCGTCGGCGAACTCGACCAAGCAGCGGCGCTCGCAGTCATCGCCGCAGTATTCCCCAGTATCGACGGCGCCCTCGCAGCCAAGATTGTCGCAGGCGTCAACCCACCGACCACGATAACAGGAGTATGACATGGAACGCCGCTACGTTGAACTCGACCACGCAGACGCAGACGCCATAGAGCTCCGCGAAGATGGCTCGCCAAAGATTCGCGGCGTCGCAGCCGTATTCAACAAACCGAGCCACGACCTCGGCGGCTTCAGGGAAGTGCTGCTACCGGGGGCATTCGATGGAGTGCTCGCCAGCAAAAAGCTAGACGTAGTCGGGCTATGGAATCACGACCCGAGCCAGATCCTCGGCCGCACCACAAGCGGTACGCTCCGGCTCGCAGTCGATGAGACTCGCGGCCTCACGTACGAGATCGACCCTCCGGATACGCAACTCGGCCGCGACTGCCAGACGCTTTTGCGTCGGAGGGACGTATTCGGAAGTTCGTTTGCGTTCACCGTAAATCCTTCGGGGGAGACTTGGACTCAGCCCGACAAGGGTCTAGCCACTCGCACGATCTCGGCCGTGTCTGGGCTATTCGACGTTTCAGTCGTAACCCACCCAGCGTACCCACAAACGAGCGTGGCCGTGCGTTCGCTCGAGTCGTGGAGCGAAGCTACGCAACTGGTGGAACGATCGGCCGGCGGGCTCACGATTAGCCTCGACTTCGACAAGACCTTCTCGGCGGCGCCGGGCATGTGGCGTTCATTCGTCGCCGACGCCACTGGCCGAGGCAATCGCGTCGTGTGTATCAGCCGGCGGGAGCAGACCGACGCTAACGTCGAAGACGTCCGGCTCGCCTTCGGCGACGCTATCGACCAAGTATCGGCCCTTATCCTCTGCGGCCCCGGCTCGACCAAGCGAGAGGCAGCATCGACGGCGGGCCTCGAGGTCGACATTTGGATCGACGACGCCCCAGAGACCGTCGGCCCTGTCATCTCGGCCCGTTCGCCGGCCGGTGCCAGAGCAGCCGCAGCAGCCCTCGCAGCGAGGATCGCGGCCCATGTGTAGTTCCGGTTGCCGACAATGTGGCGCCCGTTGCAAGATCGCCTCGAGCCATCGGGCCGGCGGTCAACAGGTTCAGTATTTGAAGTGTGAAAGCTGCCAGAACAGACAAAGCCGCGTGGTCGACGCCTCCACAGTGTGGCGACGTCAGCAGGAGAAAACGAAATGAGCGTTCAATTCTCAGACGGCCCGAGCATCGCAGCCGACGCCCTGCCCTCTCTCGCCGAGAAGATGAAAAGCTTCTGTGTCGTGGCGATCCTCAAAAGCTCTGGCGGTATCACAGTCGCGGAGTTCTCTGAGCTGACGCTCGCACTCATGCGGATCTCGATCGCCGCTGCTGATTCGGTGCCGGTCTCCGGCCCGGAGCGGAAAGAGTTTGTGTTGGCCGGCGTCGGGTTGCTATTCGACTCGGTCGCCGACCGGATGATTCCCACACTCGCCTGGCCGGTCTGGATTCTCCTGAAGCCGATGGCTCGTAGTTTCACTCTGTCGATGGCGTCCGGCGGGATCGAAGCAATCCTGCCACTACTCAAGGTTATCTCATGACATTCGCGGCACTCCTCGCAGCGGCAGCAGCCATCGCGCTCTGGCCGAAGATCCCAACGGGCGGCATTCGGTTGAAGGCGTCGAAGCCGCTGCCGACCTACGAGGACGCGATTCGATCGCTCGCTAATGTACGGCTCCGACTCCTCTCGACCGAGCAACTCTCCGAGGCACAGCGAGCGGCCGTCGACACGATCACGCTCGCGCTCGTGAACGGGAGCGACGCATGAGCGACCGACTCCGCTACGCCGTGGCCGCGATCCTCGTGGTGATCGGTCTCTATTCTGCCCTGCCGGCCACTCCGACGCCGGCACCGCAACCGCCCACGGGCCTAGTCCTGCGAGGGCTATTCGTCGGCGAGAACGGGGCGAGCGACGCGGCCACACTCGCAGCGTTCGCCCTCGAGTTGGCCGATGAGATCGAGTGGGATTCGATGCAGGCCGAGCCATTCTTCCAGAGCGGCGCCGCCTACGACGAGCTACGTACCAGGGCGAGGGCTCTCCGGATGCGGGGCGTCTCGATCGGCGACCGGCAGCCGCGAGTACGAGCGGCGATCGACGCCTATCTAACCGAGCAACTGGGGACTAGCGGCGGCCCAGTGTCGCCGGAGCAGCGCAGCAAGTGGGCCGCGTCCTACCGAGAGATCGGGAGGGCCTGCTCTGATGTCTCGCGATGACACTCTCTATTACGAGGTTCGGTATATTCTCGCCGGCGTAATCGCCACGGCCTGCGTCTATCTGGCTTTTGTTTCGGCGGTCGCACTCGAACAGAGCGTATCGCGGTTCGGATACGTCGCCGATCCCGACGGGACTCGTAGGTTTTTGCGTGAGCTGGCCGAGCCGAACTTTGAACAGGCCGGAGCTGATGCGATCAAGCAGGCGAAGGGCGTCGATACGTTTTTATATCGGGCGGTTTATAAGGCTCACGCGGCCCGTTACGGAAAGCCGTTCGTGGTCGGCAGTCAAGGTATCGGCGACTGTGTCTCGTGGGGTTTCGGCCACGGCTGTTATTTTGCGGCCTGCATAAATTGGCAGACCGGCAAAGCGACCGAAGCTCCGCTCATGCCGGCGACCGAATCAATTTATGGCGGTTCGAGGGTCGAGGGCCGCAACCGTCCAGAGGGGGGCGGGGGTTGGAGCGATGGCAGTTTCGGAGGCGCCGCCGCCCGTTGGCTCTCGGAGGTCGGCGGTATCGTGTACCGGGAAGACGTCGGCGGGCATGATCTCACGACCTACTCAGCGAACAGGGCAAAACAGTGGGGCTATTGGGGCAATGGCGGTGAGGGCGACAAGGGCAAGCTAGACGCTACCGCGAAAAAACATCCGTGCTCGAGAGTGGCACTCGTAACGGACTTCGACTCAGCGGCAGCGGCGATCGAGTCGGGCTATCCGGTGGCCGTGTGTTCGGGCGTGGGGTTCGAGAGCACGCGAGACGCAGACGGATTCGCAAAGCGGGGCGTTCATCCGTGGGGGCATTGCATGTGTTTTGTTTCTAGCCGGCACGCCGACGGCGAAGGCAAGCGAGACGGGCTCTTGATTTTAAACTCGTGGGGGCCGAAGTGGATCGACGGCCCGAAGTGGCCGAGCGATCAGCCCGACGGCTCCTTCTGGGTCGACCGTCGCACCGTAGACGCGATGCTCGCGGGCGAGGATTCGTTTGCCGTAAGTTCTGAGAGTTTTGTTTATAGGGATCTCAACCACCACGATTGGCTAGGGGTATCGCCATGATTCAGATCACGCACAAGCAAGCCGTATGGATCGGCGTCGCACTCCTCGGCCTCTGGTGGTGGAATGGCGGCATCCAGCCGAAGGCGCCAGTCGACCGGCCGATCCTGCGTTGGGTGGCGAGTATTGCTAAGTCAGTCATGTGGATCGCCATCTTTGCCGATCAACCGCCCGCTATCGACCGAGACATTCAAGCGGCAGCCGGCGACGGGTACACGACGATCAACCACGGCAGGAGCCTGTAAAATGTGGCAATGGATTCTGGCGATACTCGCGAGTCTGGCCTCAGATCCGGAGCAGATCGACCGGGAGAGACCAGCGGCCTCGGCGGCGATCTCTGCCGCGAGAGCCTCAATGCAGCCCGACGCCGGCAAGTAGGTCTCTACTCTGGGAGTAGCGACAACTTCAGCGGGTTCGGCTCGCCTCCTAGTCTGTGGGCTGTACCGCTCACCCATTTTCTACGAGGTTCCTATGTCCAACCGACGCCGACTCCTGCAAGACCAAGCCGCCAAGCTCGCCGTATCAATCTCCGAGCTGCGAGAGTTCACGCCAGCCACGCCCGACGAGGCTGCCGGAATCGAAACACGACTCAACGATCTGACGACCGAAGCGGATGCACTCATCCCAGCGCTCGCCAAAGAAAACGCTCTGGACGCCAAGTTGGCCGCCATGCGTTCGGAAGTTGTCGACTCCTGCGAGAGCCGGTCGGTAATCGTCAAGAGCTCACGGCCTGCGAGCCTCGGCGCCGAGAAGCCTCTCGTCGGGTTCACTAGCCGCGAAGAGCGGGACTCGGCCGGCAAGTGGCTGCGGGCTCTCTGCCGTGGCGAGCTGCGAGCCATGCAGGAAAAGTCGGGCGAAGACGGTGACGACCTCGTCCCCGGCGAGCTGTACGGCGCGATCATCAACATCGTGAACTTGCAGAGCGTGGCTTTCCAGTTGGCAAGCACCTTCCAGACCAACAGCGGTCGGATCACTTTGCCGAAGCTCGGCAACGCGACTGCCGCTTTCTTGGCTGAAGGCGTGACTCAGGCCCAGACTGACATTACGACCAGCGGCGTGGTCGTTACTCCGTTCGGTTTGCGGGCATCGGTGGCGGTCTCGAACGACCTCATCGAAGACTCCGTAATCGACATCGCCTCCATGATCAGTGGAGCTTTCGCCCGCAGTTTTGCGGCGAAGGTGGACTACGCTTGGCTCCAAGGCGACGAGGTCGCGGGCATCACCGGGCTGGCCGGCCTCGTGACCAACGCGGTTCCTGTCGTGAATGCGACTGTCGCCAATCTCGCCGCAGTGGTGGGAATGGTCGATCCCAACGTCGGCTCCTGCTCGTGGGTTTGCAGCCCGGCCGGCTACGGCCAGCTCCTCTCCGCTGCTGCTGGCGGCGTGGGCATCGGTGTTGGTGTGGGTCGGTTCCCCACCGTTTTCGGGGCTCCGGTCTACGTGACCAACGGAATGCCTGCTGGCACGTTTGCCATCTACGGCGACTTCAGCCTGTCGACCGCGATCGCCTACAAGGCATCGGGTCTGAAAGTGGAGGCCGCTCGCGAGGCTCTCATGCCACTCGACCAAGTGTTGTTCCACGGCAAGCAGCGGGTCGGCATCGCTAACCACGACGTTACCTACCTCGCCGCT